AAATACATTATTAAAATCCTTGTTTAACGTGTTCTTTACTGAGAACTTCTAACTCAGTAAAAGATAAAGTCAGTGTAGTTTTTTGTGCTGGAGGGCCTTCTCCATGTATACCTTTTGTTGATTCATAAGCAGTAAAACGATCTGCACCATATTGTACATCTGCTTTAGTCAGAAAACATTCTGATATTTTATTAAGAAAACCATTTGCAGCATTTTGATACATATATGTTATGTCGAATGTATTTGGTATTTTCATTTCTCTTCTTGTGGTATCATTAGTATATTCTGGCATCATGTTTTCTTTAAATGCTTGAACAATTCTTTCTACCATTTTAGCTTCACCTTCACTCTTTGGTATAAAAACAAATGTGTAGTTAAAACTTCTTCTTCCAACACCTTCAAACATTAATTCCATTCTTGGAGTAATTACCTTACCACTTTCAATTTGCTGTAATGCTCTTGCCCCTGGCGCTAAAGTATCTAGTGTAGAATTTAATATATTTTTAAAACCTTCTGTAGATGTAGACCCAATTGCAGATTTAAGATTATTAAGTTTAGTTGTTGTAGAACCATCTGATCTAAAAGCTTCAATAGCGGCTAACCCTACTTGTGCTAAAGAACCAATTTTTTCATCTCCATTATATTTTACATCATAACTAACCTGTACACTAGGAGGCATATACAAAGCAATTGCAGTATTTGTTCTTACCGTTGGCCTCATTGCTAATTGTATGGAACGATTTAACTTACCACCAGCATTAGAAATATCACCAAGTTTTTCAGTGGCACCTGCAATTTGTTGAGATTTGAGATCATATAATTTATTTTCTGATTGAGTATATCCAAACTGGCCAACTTCTCCGACACCGAAGTCGTCGAAGTCTTCTGCTGCTGTGATAGCCTTTGTTCCAATAGAATTTCTTTCTTTTTCAAGCTTTCGTAGTATTTCTCTATATTCTTTTCTTGCTTTATTCTGTTTCAATTTAGCAGCAGATACTTCTTTAACATTAAACATTATATAATGACCTTGGCCTGGATCATAATCTACATCAAAAGGATAAGCTAAAAAATTAGTTCCATATTTTCCTCCACCAAGATTAAATCTACTAGCCAGAGATGAGTTATCACCTTCTGTATTAAGGCCACTTATATTTTTTACTGCGGAGTTAGAAGCATATGAAATTGAAGCATTAACTCTACCTGCGAAATGAGACTTTACGAAATCAGTTATACCTATTCTATTTGCCATACCTAAATATCCTTATACACTCTACTGAAAGTATTTATACGTTATGTCATACAAAGGAAAATATAATCCTAGAAACCCTCAAAAATATAAAGGTAATCCAAACAATGTAGTTTATCGTTCTCTCTGGGAACGTAAGTTTATGGTCTATTGTGATACTAATACCTCCATACTTGAGTGGGGAAGTGAAGAGATCATCATACCCTATTTATCTCCTTGGGATGGTAGAATACACCGATACTTCCCAGATTTCTATATAAAAACTAAACAATCTGATGGGACTATTAAGAAATTCATTATTGAGGTAAAACCTAAGAAGCAATGCTCACCGCCAATAAAACAACCTAAAAGAAAAACTAGAAGATGGTATGGTGAGGTTAAGACTTGGGGAATCAATGAGGCAAAATGGAAACATGCAACTGCTTGGTGTAATAATAATGATATGGAGTTTAAAATATTAACAGAAGACCATCTTAACATTAAGTATAAATAGTTATATGGCACAGTCAAAATTTATACAAAGCGTTCTAGATGCAGCCAAGGGTAGACCTAAATCTACTCAATGGTACAAAGATAAGATCAAAGAGTTTGGTCAGCCAGGTGCATTGGATTTAATACGAGATGGTAAAAGAAATAATAAACCATTTATAGGCAAGTTGAATATGTTCTTCTATGATCCTAAGTTCAAGAAGACTCTTCCTTACTACGATACATTTCCTTTAGTATTACCGTTAGAAGCATACTCTGATGGATTTCTAGGAATTAACTTTCATTATTTACCAATTCCACTAAGACTTAAATTATTAGATAGATTAGTTGATTACTCAAATAATACACAATTTGATGAGAGTACAAAACTAATTGTTGATTATAGAAAACTTAAAAAAATAAAACTAATTCAACCAACCATACACAAATATTTGTCTGGTCAAACAAAGTCTCAGTTTCGTAGAATAGATGCAGACGAATTTATGATAGCTGCTTTGTTACCAGTACAGAGATTTAAGAAAGCATCTGCAAGTGAAGTATGGTCTGATTCTAGGGGAATGATCTAATGGCAGTAGCAAGTTTTTTAGAAGGAACAGCATTTGGTGTTTTGAATGATATACTTTCTGGGTTTCGTTCAAATGAAGGATATGCTTTACCAAATAGGTATGAAGTAATAATCCAACCTCCAGCAAAACTTGGCGGTGGTGGTCAAGAAAATATATTTAACAATTCAGAAAGAGGTGCTAACGTAAGAGACATATCTATGAGAGTAGAGAGTGTTGTGTTGCCTGGGCGAACATTAACAACAGCTCAAGAGGCAAATGTTTATGGGCCTGATAGAGAAATTGTTGAAGGTGTAACTTATGCAGATGAAATTGCAATAGATTTTCAAGCAAGTTCTGGTCTTGATGAAAGAGTATTTTTTGAAAATTGGCAGAAACAAGCCTTTAATGAAAAGACTTGGAACATAGGTTACTATAAAGATTATATTGGTTCTATGCAAATATATTTGTTAGATAGGCAAGATGTAAGACGTTATGGTTTAAAAATGTGGGAAGTATTTCCTAAAACTATTACAGCAACTAATTTAACTGCTGCTGAAGCAACAGAAATTATAAAAACAAATGTATCTTTCTCTTTTAGATACTGGACAAATTTAGATCAAAACCAACAACCCCCAGACATAATGGGTAGAATATTTGAAACTGTGGTAAACTCAGCGGAGAGAAATATTTCTAGAAACATACCTAGAATATTAAATAGATTATAATAAGGATGAATAATTATGGCGCTACCTAAAATAGAAACTCAAGTATATGAACTTGAGCAACCATCAACTGGAGATAAAATTAAATACCGACCATTCTTAGTCAAAGAACAAAAGACTTTAATGATGGCTTCTGAATCTGGAGATGAAAAACAAATTCGTGATTCTTTAGCAGGAATTATTAGTGGATGTACATATCAAAAAATAGACCCATTTACAGTTCCTATGTTTGACGTTGAATTTTTGTTTTTGAGGATACGAGGAAAATCTGTAGGAGAGAAAATTGAATTAAATTTATTGTGTCCTGACGATGGTGAAACTAGAGTTAAAACTAAGCTTAATTTAGAAGACATTGGTGTGAACATGAAAGCAGGGCATACCAATGAAATTAGTATAACTGATAAGATTAAAATAATAATGAACTATCCAACACTTAATGATATGGTAGGAATGTCTGGCAAAGAAAATGCTGGGTTCAATGAAGTTATTGATATGATGAAAAGATGTGTTCATGAGGTTCATGATGGCGAAACTATTCATAGTAAGATAGATATGTCTGAGTCTGATTTAGATGAATTTATTGAAAGTCTTACAACTGAACAATTTCAAGGCTTAGCAGATTTCTTTGATACTATGCCTAAAGTTGCTCATTCGATTGAGGTTACTAATCCTAAAACTAAAAAGAAGGGTGAAGTGGTTATAGAGGGTATTCAAAGTTTTTTCGAATAGCCCTCTCTCATGATTCTGTTACTAATTATTATAAAACAAACTTTGCAATGATACAACACCACAATTGGAGCTTAACAGAACTAGATGATATGATGCCTTGGGAGAGGGAAGTTTATATAGGATTGTTAATAGAACACTTAGAAGAACAAAAAAAGGAACAGGCTAAACACTAATGGATATATTAACACCAACAGGTGCAGCAACAGAAATTACAGAGCTCATTCTACCTTATATTGGTATGGTGTTAATTGTTGTGTTTGGTTTTATGTTTAAAGACTTTGCAACTAAACTAAGTAAAGGTATTGCGTTTAGTATGAACAAGCAGTTTCAAGAGGGTGATCATGTTCTACTTGATGGAGAACGTGCTCTAATCGTTAAAATAGGTATTACACAGACTGTATTTGGTGTTACAAAGGTGGGTGGTGAATGGGATGGAGATTATATATGGAGATATGTTCCAAATGAACGTATTGATTTTCTTAAATTAGAAAAGATAATTTTCGATAGAACTCCTATAAATAACAATACAAGTATAAAAAACAACTCAA